AAGAAGTTGCTCACGGCTAAGAAGCTGTGAGTGGCCTTCCTCCATCCAAAAGCGGATGGTATCGAAGGCTCGCGCACCGAGTTCCTCCCTGGTGGGAAGGAGTAAACCTTCTTGTTGAAGGCCGTTAACGGTGGCGGTCTTGAAAACGCTCACTGCGTTCTCCTAGTGTGTGCGGTGCCTATCTCCGCTGGAGGCAATGATTGCCAGGGGAATTGAACCCCTGGTACCGCCTGGGTACGGTCAATCGTTAGGCTCAATCGCCTTGGCGATCTTTACCCGTGCGCTCTTGACGAACGCCTGGATCTTCTCTTTGCTCTGATCCTTGGCAACAACATGTGCTGTTTTGATCAGAGCGATGGAAAGGTGATGGCGAAGCATGGTCAACTCCCAATGGAATGTTTGCGTGGTACGGATGCGCAACCCCCGATCTCAGTTACTGTCTTACCTTGAAAGCTGTTGCGGCGCAGGGCTTTTCCCAATTTAGGGCGCGATACGAATTCGTATTACGCAAAGAATTACCAAATAATTACCAAAGAATTACCACCTGAATGTCCTAATCTCTCAACAAGATGACAGTCGATTCTGCGCTTACGTGTCTTGGGTTAGCGAACGAAGTGAGCGGAGTGTTATCACTCTTTCTCTCTTAGCGAACGCAGTGAGCGGAGCGTCAAGTTATCTCTTTCTCCCTCTTAGCGAACGCAGTGAGCGGAGCGTTGCTTCTCTCAGCGAACGCAGTGAGCGGTTCCCTTCGCACACAACGTATACACCCCGTACTTCTTTTTTTCTCCCCGTAATCGCAGTCGGACGGGTGGTGTGAGAACAGTCGGGTAATTTTGTACCCTATTTGACGTTATAAAGGGGCTTTCGTTGAAGTAAAAGTGCAATAGTGTAGTAAATTATGTGACTTTGCCCAAGTTTTTAGACAAAAAAACCGGGGTCTTTCTCCCCGGCCTTGTCAATGATTAGAAAAATTTATTATTATCCCTTCTTTGCCTTGTATGCGAGCGTTGCTTTCATTGCTCTGCCAAATGCTTCTTCATCTGGAAGCTCATAAGCCAGTTCTTTTTTAGCAGCAGTTACAAAATCACGTACCTCTAGGGAGTCACGACCCTCTTGCGCCATGTTCATAGCCTTATTTTTAATTGCCTCTAGGGCTTCTACGCGTTTTTGGCGTGTACCAGCGTCCATCCCCGGTTCAAATAGCATTATTCTTCAACTATAACGCCTCTTTTTCTTAGATTCATCAACAATAGAATATTGACAGACAAAATATCGGCCAATAAATTCCATAGGTAGCTTATGGACTCTAATCTTGCTGCTTACGCCGCCTATGAAGCAGAAAAAAGGCGCCAAGCTGAGCAACAACAACAAAATCAACCAAATTTGATCGATGCCCTGGGTAAATTAGCCCTTGGTACTGGCGCTGCAGTAGCTAGTTACTACGGCATTAGAGGTTTAACGCAACGATTAAAGACTGCTGATCCATTTTCCGTAGGTTCATACGCCCCAAAACCTTCGCAAGTCCCAGTAGATGAAGCCGCAGTGCGTCGTGCCGCTGGCGCAGTACCTACAGAAGTCGCACGTCAGCAACGTGGAATTGAATTGACCCGCCTTGCCAGGGCTGAGCGCCCGCAAGGTGTAAGACAAGGGAATTTAAAAGATTTAATTGAGTCCGTAAACGTACAGGATCTTGGCCCTGCATATGTTCCAGTAAATCCTGAACGAGCAAAAATAGATTTAAGTTTTATTAATAATGTTTTAATTCCAATGGAGCAAAAACGGTTGCCCTCAGCAACTGATTTTCTTCAGCAACGTTTAACTGGTCAAAAAACTGATCTTCCCGTCGCACGTACTCCTGGAACCTTTCGAGAATTTAGTCAAGAGGCTAGTCTTCCTGGTATAACAGCAGCCAACAAACTTGCTGAAGATGCTGATTTACTTCGCGAAGTCGAACGACAAAATTTAGAAAATTTATCAGAGGCTCGCAGTTTTCAATCTAAAGCGCAAGCTGAATATCGCAGGTTGCTTTCTGCCACAGTACAAGAAGAAGTATTTGATGTATTAAAGAAAGAAGCAAATACAGTTCAAGCTGCAGCACAAAGTGATTTTGGTCCCCAAAAATTTATTCAAGATGCTGGCTACGTAGAAGCTGATAGTCTTGTTGATCAACACCGCAGTAATCTCATCGGTCAAGTTGATCACTTTGCTAATGCTGCCAACTCAGCAGAAGATCAAGCCACTGGTCGAGTCAAGAGAGCTCTTCAGCGTAATGAAGACGAAAACCTGGCAGCCGTTGAAATGGCAGAAGATGCCGTTGATACACAGATTGCACGTGCGGCACAAAGTGATCCCACCGTCGCAAGTGTTAGCGAGATTGATGCTGCTATTAATCAGGTAGCCGATGGTTTGCCAGATGGTCGTCCAGTAGATCAAGCAGAAGGTGTTGTTGTATCTGCTGGTGCTTTTGCTCAAAAACAAATGATGCAGACACGCATGAATCAATTGCGTTCTGAATTATCTCAACAAGGATATCGCGGTTTAGCACTTGAAAAAGAGCTTGCTTCTCGCACCAATATTAAACAGGCTTCTGAACTATATGCTTCTACTGGTGATCCTTCTGTTTTATCACTTGCAAGCACTACACCCTCTTTACCTCTTTCAGTTAAACCCAAAACAAATCTTCAATTAGGTCAAAGCAAAGCATCAATTATTGATGAAGATGTTCCAACAAGCGCTTTTTATGAATCCTTTAAACAACGCGATATTGAATCTGGCAGTTTAGTTAATGCAGACATTTATTACACCAATAAAATTTCAAACTTGTCGGCAAAACTTGAAGGCGCTCCACCAATCATTGATAATCCAGACTATGTAAATTTTATTGAGCAAACCAACATGGCAATGGCGGCCATGCGCAAAGGCGATCCTACTGCCGCTACAATTTTCAATCGCAACAAAGCTTTGTTAACTGAAGGCAAAGCACCCAGCCCTACAATTGTTAATCCAGAACATCAAAGTCTTCAAAATCAATTAACTTACGCAGAGCAGGCCAGGGCTGGCATTAGAGAAAAGCAAGGGGCTTTGCAACTTCAAGGAGAACGTTTCCCTACACTTCAAAAAGTTGTTTCTACTGGAGAGGGCGGTCGTCTGTTTGGTGAAATTGACCCCGCTACTGGTGAAATAATCCCTGAAAGTTTAGAAATTAGAGGCGGTCGTTTTTCCTTACCTGGCGGAACGGTTTCATCTACTGCAACAGGTCGTGCTATCCGTGGTCTTGTAGGAGCTGAAGGCACGGTCGCTGGACCCACCCCAGGTATTTTTGAGCCAGCTGCCGTTGTTACTGAATCAACTTTTAAACCTGAAACAGCGCGTTATCGAGGCGAGACGGGGCGCGGTACTTACGAGGCCGCAGATGCCGGAAAGGGTTTGGAATATGAAGCGCAACCAGTTCGTTGGGATCCAAACATTCATGCTCCAGAGCAACGCACACCAGAAGGTTTTGTTTATTCTGAAGAAGCTTTAGTTAAGCCATCACAGCCACTTGGAGTTGAGCGAAACATTGGTCTTAAAAAAGCTCCAATGTCCGTAGCTAAACCTTCTGTAGAATTATCACAAGAAATACTAACTTCTCGCGATCCTCAAGCACTTTTGCGCAGTAAAATGGCAGAGCTTGGCGTTTCTGCTATTGGAGAGTTTTCTCCTTATCCACGTCGCAGTTCTACGCCCGCTACAGGCAAAAGAGCCACTCCTGCTCAACAAGCTTTTAGCCGTTATGCTCGTTTTGTTGGTAATCCCAATTTACTTGATTGATCATGGCTGAAGAAAAGAAAAAAGATAAGAAATGGATTCAAGGCATGGATATGAAGGAAGGCGCCTTCACCGCTAAAGCCAAAAAGAAAGGCATCACTTCTGCTCAACTTCAGGAAAATGTTTTGTCTAACCCTGAAAAGTACGACGAAAAAACGGTCAAGCAAGCGCGTTTACGCAAAACATTAGTAGGATTAAAAAAGAAAAAGAACGAGAAAAAAAGTTAAATACTCATGGCAAAAGACTCTAGGCTCGATTTAGGTCGTTATATTCAAAACCCCTTTAACCGACGAGGCGAAATCGGTAAACGCCTGGATTTTGATGATCTGTTTCGCTCCAAACCAGAAACAGGAGATTACCCCTGGAACCCATCAAGGTTTAATGAACGTGACCTTTTAAAGCGTTCAATGACCCGGAAAGTTACCTTAAACCCCGACCTTAACTTTGTTGGTAATACACCCTTTTTTGACGACAAAAATACTTACACGGACTTTCAAGTCTTCGAAGGTTTAGGTCGTTTTAATCGTCCCGAAGATTATGATTTCAACGAGGGGCGTGCACGCACCACACAGCGTCCTCAAGATCAACCCGATTTTAATCCTCAGTGGATCGAAGCATATAAAATCAGCCCGACTTTAAACCCTGGCAAAGCGGCTAAAAACCCTATGCCACGTATGCGTAATCCAGATCCCAACGGATACCTCATGGCAAGCGCCGAAAAGCGAGCTGAGAATGAGTTTGAAGATAAACCGTCAATTGCACAGCTGCTTGATCGTCAAGGAGCAATCAAAAAAGAACAAGAGAAAGAAGAAGAAAAACAAGGGGAAGAAACAGCGGATGAAGAGCCAATAGAAGCAAATACAAAGCCACGTAAGGATTAAAGGTAACCCCGGATAAAATACAAATAACGCAGTGAAGAAATGTTTAAATTAGCTGGGGCCCTACTAAATAATCCTGAGCTTTTGAAGCGTGCTGCTCGCATGTCCTCGGCTTCACCGTTTGTAAAAGGTGCTGCACGTTTAGCCGATAAAGGAGGGTCTGAGTTAATTGCTTCTTCTATTCCGGGGTCTTTGTTAACTGGCGGTTTAACCGCGTTAGCAACTGGCAATCCATTGGCCGGTGTTGCAGTCGGTGTTGCTGACTTGGGTTTAAGTTACGGGGGTGCACGAGCCGTTGGCGCACTTAGCCCCAAATTTGCAGGTAAATATCGTGGTTACGTCCCGGAGGAAGCCCTGGAAAAATATGCAGGGCGTAAAACCATTCCTCAAGATGTGTTATCAAAAACCTATGAGCCAAGCGTTGCACAACACGCCGCAATGATTGCAGGTAGTGTCGCTGCACCTCTAACGCTAGAACCGTTGTTCATGCAAATGCAACAGCAACAAGACATGAACCAGCTGGTAACACAACAGCAACAGTTAAGTCAACAGGAATACATTAATCAAATGTACGCACCTCCTTATACAGCTGACGGTACGCTTTATCAACTACAAGGTTTGCCCCAACGATTTGTGTGATGAATTTAATTCAAGACATTAAAACCGGCTGGCAAGCAGCGCTTAATTACATGAATTATCGGGCGTCGCCCGAGATTGTCAACAATGTTGTTTTAAGGGCGCCCGATTATCGTCATAGTGTTTTTGATCCGCGTTTTAATAAAGCTATTCGTGAGGGTACAAAAATTGTCACGGACGCCGGCACCAAAGTCATCACACAGCCCCTCACAAAACCAGGGGAATTTCTTGGTGCGTATTCAGCGCGTCTTTTAACTGACGTTGGAACTGATTCAACCCGTCAATTTTATTGGCGCTATAACCACCCCATGGCCCTTGCCGAAAAAGCAATTGAACAAGTTGTTCCGCAATTAGCCGATATTCAAGATCCAACAAAAAGAGCAGCAATCACACTTGGAATTTCAGTACCTGTCGCCGCGTCCTTGGGAACATTTGATATCACCAACCCGGGAGAGCTGTTTAGACCAAGGGGTTATGCCCAGCGTTACGCCGAACAAGGCTCTGAAGATCGCAGGGAAACTGTAGAGCCCGGCATTGAATTGTTTGATCGTTTCTTTCTTGGTCGCCGTGGAGAACCTTTAAAATATGAAACTGCAAAAGAAGACATCCCAAGCCTGACACCTGAGCGCTATAAAAATGTTCTCCAAAGTCAATATCAAGATCGCGGTTTACTTGGCTTGGGAATTGTTAAAGGAACAATGGAAAATATGGAAGGCTATCCCGAAGTTCGTGTTGTAGGTTTTCCCGTTGGGCTTCAATCCGTGGGCGCCTTAGCTGGCGGTACGCTTGCTGCAAGAGAAGCGTTTAAACCTGTTAAAGGACGCGCCCCATTGAAAACACGCACAAAAGCAGGTATTACGTTAGCTGGCTCATTGGCGGGGGCACTGACGGGCAATATGGTGAATCGAGCGATTGCCTCGATGAATAACAGCCCAGAAAAACTGCCCTCTACAATGGAGTACCAACAAGATACTTAATTCAAAAATATTTCAAAGCAACTACTGATAAAATTTAACTATACAGATGTAAATGGACATGGCAGATCAAGGCCCGAGTTCCAGGTTAAACCCCCTGGATGATCCTGCAACTATGCTTCAGGGACGCCTTCGCTTTTATCGACGTAAACTTGACGCTGCCATGGGCGGCCTTGGTGAAAATGTTCAAAATCTAAAACAACAAGCAGAAACGCCTTCTGCTCGCAGAGGAATGCGCGCCGCTGCTGGCTTTGGTGCTACTGCACTTGGTGTGCTACCTGGCGCCGTCCAAACATTTCAGGAGCAAGGCCTTGTTCCTGGCCTTGCAAGCACCACAGCTGGCCTTGGTACAGCCGCCGTTGTTGCTCCTGTTAGCAACCTTTTAATGCGCGGCAATTTACCAATGAAACTGGCCGGGATTGGCCTGCAGACCCTTTTACCTGGTCTTGCTCAGGCGGGTACTGCTAGTATTTTTGGTGCCACCGAAGAAGGCAAGAAAGGCCCTGGCGGTGCTGACGTTTCAATTCCGGGCACTCCAATAACTCCTGAAGTTCCTCTTTCAGAAGCGGCACGTGAACGCATGCAGCGCGGTCGTGATCTTGAGTATGAGCGTGAGCGCCTTGAAACCCTGGGCCCAGCACAAATTGCCTTGGATCGTCAGGCAATGCAGGATCAGGTAAACGCTTATGTTCAGTTGCAAAAATCGCTGCTGCCGATCCAAGAGCGTACAATGCGCCAACAATTAATTAATCAACAAGCTTTAATCAACACACAATCGGCCGCGTATCAGCAGTTGGGTCGTCAAGCCGGTACATTTAGTTTGGCTGGTCGCGGCATGTCTGAGGCTGGCGCAACACTTCGCACCGCAATTTCTCAAAACCCTTACGCTGGTTCAACTATCCAGGCTCCTTCCATTAGCTTTGGTTGATTATGGCTAATATTCCTCTTGCTGGCCAAAGTGACGCTTATAAAAAAGCGGGCGCACTCTTATTTGGCTTAGATCCAACGCAGCTTCAACAAGCCAAAGAACTGGGTTATGATTTTTCAAAAACAAGTCTTCTGGAAAGTGCACTTGCTGGCCGCCTGTTAAATCTTGACGATACAATGAGACGGCAGTTAGACGAACAGTCGGAGCGTCGCTTACGCGAAGCAAAAGCGGCTCAAGAACTTGGCAAAGAAAGTCTTGCTGAAACTGCAAAATATCAAATGCTGTTTGATATTCCCAGATACATTTCACAATCTTTTAGCAATCAAGCTATGCTTAATGTCCTTGGTGCCCGCAACGCTGCCGAGGCCATGTCTACAACTCTTGCTAGTTACCCACGTAGTCAATTTGCTTCTTATCCATTCCAGCCTCAGAAATATTTCAGTTAATATCTAATGGCATCATTTTTCTCCACGGATTATTATTCACGTCCGTTTGGATTTGATGTTACCGGCGCGTATACTGGAAAGTACGGAGACCTAAACCCAAGCAAAAATTTTTTAGGTGGAGGTAAACAAACGATGGCATTTCCTGCTCTTCTTGGTCTTGGAGCACTTAGTGCAGGTGCCAGTCTTTTTGGTGGTTTAAATCAGGCCGCCACTTCTGCTAATATTGCGCAGGCTCAATTTGCTGCTCAAAACGCAGCCCTTTTGGAGGGACGTGAACAGGCAAAAGGTAATTTAGCAGCCGCCAAATTTCAAACTCTGTTTGGAGCTGGTGCGGGTGGAGATATTGCCTTTAATCGCGAAAAAGCTGCAAAAATGTTCGACACCGGCCAACGCGCCGAACGTACACGTGCTCAAGAGATGGACTTTCGTCGAGCATTGACCGGCCTTGAGGGTTCCGCAGAGGCGCGGGCACTGAGACAAACTGAAAATCGAGAAGCCTTAAAGCGTTCTCTAGCTGAACGAGAAGCCACCATGGCCGGCATGTTTGGCCGTATTGCGCCACGCGATGTCGGCACTTTCTTTGTGTAAGGAGCTAAGCCATGGGAGGAGGAGGAACTCGAGTTACGTATCAACCGCCACCGCCGGATAATACGTTTGCAAAATATTTAGAGTATCAACAGCGAAAAGAAACCGCCGCCGAAGAGCGTGCTGCGCAAGAAAAAAAAGAAGCGGCTGCAAAAGAAGAGGCCCGCAAGGCCGCTGGTGCTGCAGGTTATTCTGGTTTACGTACCGGAATTGAATCACAGCTTCGACAAGGATTAATTAATTATTCTGATGCAACTAGCCAACTGAGGGACTTTGCCTCTAAATATGAACTTGCTCCGCCCGAGCAAGACGTTTCTGCTTTAACCAAGGTATATACCGAAGAGTTGCTACCACAGCGCCGCGCCACGGGTGTTACCGCTGCCTACGAAGAGCTTCTTGGTCGTCAAGCAACTGAGGAAGAAAAAAACAAAGCAATGGAGCGGTTTCAGCAGGGTTACTACAGCTCTGTACAGGACTTGCGTGATTCTCTTGCCAAAGGCCAGGAATATCAAGAAAAGTTCAATCAAAGTTACCTGGATAATTATTACGACACCATGTTTGGAAAACAGGCTGTCGACCAAACTGGTAAAAAAACCGGCAAGCGTACTTTTACATTTGATAAGAATCTTCTTCCTACTTATGCGGCCACTACAAAGGGGCGTGCAGGTATTGAGCTTCCGACGTTTGCCGATCAATTCCAAGGCACTCCCGCTGAGATTGAAGAGCAGCTTCAAAACGTACGACAAACGCGGCAGTATTTGTACAGCGCAGGTTTAACCAACCTACAGGGTGAAATTGATAAAGAGACTCAGAAGTTAAAAAATGAAGGGACAAAAGAAATTGCCAAGATCTCAGCCCAAGGTGATATCTACAAACAGCTTGTCGGTGCATTCTCTTTTTAATAAGAGAATGTGCTTGGTATAATTACGTTAGTGTTCAAAACATAAATGACTTACACCGCTCCCGCCGGCCAAGCCGCTGGCGACGACTATTTTGACATCAATAAGTTTGAGCAATTACTTGAGCGTTTGGAAGCTTCCAAGGGTCGTCAGCAGCGCCAAAAGTCCACCGAAGGTCGCCGCGACATCTTTGCTCAAGGTCTTGCCTCAATGATGGGTAACTTCTGATTTAGGTAATCTTAATGACTTACACTGCCCCTAAAGGTCAAGCCGCTGGCGACGACTATTTTGACATTAATAAGTTTGAGCAATTACTTGAGCGTTTGGAAGCTTCCAAGGGTCGTCAGCAGCGCCAAAAGTCCACCGAAGGCCGTCGTGATATCTTTGCTCAAGGCCTTGCGACGATGATGAGTAACTTCTGATTTTTTCTTGTAAGATTTGTTAGCCATGACCAGGAGTGTTCCCGCCGGACAAATTGATACCGACGATTATTTTGACTTAGACAAATATCGCCAGGCCGCTGGCGTGGCTTACGAGTTTTCCAAGAAGAAAATGGAGACCGCTGGTGAACAAGAACGCGAAACCATCGGTAGGGGCGCACAAGAGCAGCGTACCTCCGCAGAGCAAGCGCAACGATTTAAAGAGCGGGACGAAGAAAGAGACTACGGCCAGGCCCAACGAGCTTATCGATATTGAGTTATTTGATTCTTGGGTCGATAATTTAGACGCTTCAACCCAAGAGTCTTTCTGCGCTTTTTCTGCAGACAATTACTCTTTAATTGAAATTTATCTCTACTCACGTTTCCTTGGTTACAAGGGGACAATTACTGCGTGTGAGCTTTGGATTAAAGATAATTACAAGAAACCTGATCACCGCAAAAAACTCCTATATGAAATAGACGAAATGCAGGAGGACGTGCGTAAATTACGCGAAGATGTAGAGAATGGTGTGGTCAAGCGTGATGCGGGTGTCGCTCGTATTGCTTCAATGCAAAAAGAAATTAGAGGCCATATTGATCAAATTGAAAAATTTACAAGTACCAAGGATCGCAAGGGTTTGTTAATGGCTGGAGCTGATCGTGCCATTCGCGAGTTGATGTTTATTTTCAAAGATGATCCCATTGAAATTCCCTTGGAAGAAGCAACAATGAGCGTGTGGGCTCGAATGCAAATAGAAGAATAGTTCTATTAAGATAGTTGTAAATAAAGAATCTAGATTAATGGGTGCCCAACAAGGAAAAATGATGGACCCTCGCCAGCGTCAAATGGCTCGCGAAGGAATGCGCATGCGCCAAGAAAATATTCGCCAACGGGAAGCAGCACCACAAACCGGGAAAGCCCCAATGTCACCTGGCATGGAACCTGGAGCAGCACAAGTTGGCAAGATGCCTTCTCGTGGTGGAATTGAATTTGGTCCCGGTAGAGCCAGCCGTTTCCCCGAGCCTAATTCACCTGAATATCAAATGGCGATTGCCCGTATGCGCAAGGGGCGTCAGTGATGTCTAAAAATAAAATGCCACCTGAGCTTTTAGATTATTTCAAGAAAAAAGAAGCAAAGAATGAAGACGGTTCTGAAATGTCCGATAAAGAAAAACGTCGGGCAGCTTTAGACAAAGCCAGTAAATATCAAGAACAAAAGAAACGGAAATAAGGTAGCATTCAATCATCATTTGAATTGTTATCGTGCCAAGCTATACACACCTTGCCTATCGTCGTAATGCAAAGGCAGCGGCACGCAGACAACAAATACGAACACCGCGTAACGCAGAAACCCTAGCGTTAGCCCGCGAAGATTTTGCATATTTTTGTGAGTACGTAGCAGATAAACCGCCCGCCCAGCATCACAAAGAATGGCACCGGCACTTTATTACCAATGAGGACAGCAGTTGCCTAATTAAAATTGCTGGTCCCAATATTGACCTGCTTGCTCCACGGGGTTCGGCTAAATCTACGGTCCTTGGATTGTTAACGGCCTGGGCAATCGGCATCCATACACAAGCCAAATTACCACTACAAGTTCTTTACTTGTCGTACACAGTCGACATTGCGCGTTCTAAGTCAGCAACCATCAAAAGAATCATTGAAAGCAAACGGTATCAAGAGGTTTTCCCCACCGTGCGCCTTATGAAAAACGTGACCAGCAATGAATACTGGTCCATCGATCATAGGTTTGCTGGCATTGATACCACAGGTGATGAACAATTTACACTTTGCGCAGCGGGTCTCAAGGGTTCAGTGACATCCAAGCGTTCACACCTGGTCATGATTGACGACGCAATTAAGTCAGCCGCTGATATTTCCAATCCTGACATTAGAAAACAAATGCAGGAAAACTGGAACGCCGTGATTGCACCCACCATGTTTGAGGGTGCACGAGCTATTTGCCTTGGCACTCGCTTTAGGCATGACGATATTCATGCCACAACTTTCAACGAACAAAATAACTGGATGCAGATTGTTCTTTCTGCTTTGAACAATGATCCCAAAACAGGGGAAGAACAATCGTATTGGCCTGAAATGTGGTCACTGGATTACCTTAAAGAAAAAAAACGTCAGGCACCAATTGCCTTTTCATTCCAATACATGAATCAAATTGTTCGCCAAAACGAGCTGTCTTTAGCGCCAGAATTAATTGTCAAGGCAGAGATTTCAACTGAATTTGATACCCTTGGTATTGGCGTAGACCTTTCCGCTGGCACCAAAGAAAAGAATGATTACACCGTGATGATCCTTGGCGGACGCATTGGAGATCGTATTCATATTATTGATTACAGGCGAATTCGTGTCATGGGAAACCTTGAAAAACTAGACGCCATGAAAGAACTTCTAAATGATTGGTCCGTAATTGGCCGCGATGAGAATGGAAATTATTTTCCAACTTATTCAACATGTGACATTTGGTCAGAGGCTGTTCAGTACCAAGCCTCTCTCGAAGCCGATTTCAAGCGTGTCTGTCTCAATAACGAAGGTCTCTACAACTTGATTTGGCATCCCGTCAAAGGTTTCCGTGCAGATAAGTTGGCACGCTTCCGGGGAATCATGGGCATGTTTGAAGATCGCAAAATCATCTTCAATCGTTTTCGTAACTTCACAAATCTCTTCGAGGAACTCACGAATTTCGGTGTCAGTGGTCATGATGACTGTGTTGACGCCTTGGTTTGGCTTGTCACAGGACTTACCAGGAAAGGTCAGCTGCATATCGATTACTGAATCTAGAATTAAGAAAAAGAACTTTTGTCGTGGGCCCGGAGTACGTTGCCATAGCTGTAACCGCAATTGTATCCGCTGTTACCGGCGGATCCTGGGCGGCCAATAAACTGTTAGAACGGCAAAGAGAAAGGGTTCAACAAGCCCTTGATTACACCGGTTCTCAAAAACGCAGGATTGACATTTTGGAAGACCAAATTAACCGCATGCCTTTGGACTATGTTTTGAAGGTCGACTTCTTGAGAGAAATTCAAGAGATGCACAATAATTTTAGACAGATTCACGATAAGCTTGATAAGCTTATGGAAAAGCTTTTGGCAAAATGAGTTACATTGTAGAAGTTGAAGAAGATGAAAATGGTGAGCAGTTCATTACGATCCCAGATGAAATAGTGGAAGAGCTGGGTTGGCAAGAGGGGGATGTTCTTGAGTGGGATGTAAAGGGTAATGGAATCATTCTTAGCAAGGTTAATGATTCCGCTGGTTATGTAGTTATAGAGGAGTAGAATACTTAAAAAGGAATGTAGACATGTTTTACGGCGGAGAGAGTAATGTCCCCGGAGCAGGAGGTAATTTACGCGCAACTCAACCACATGGCGCAATGTACCAACAGCAGCCAAGGGATTATTTAGATCGCATGATGCCAAAGTATCCACCGGGCTTTGGTCCTCAACAACAGGAAACTCAACCACAGGCGCCCCAGCCGGGAACACCAATTCAACTTGAGTTACCACTTGCAATGCGCGGAATGTCGGGTTTAACGCCCATGGGCAACGCCGGTTTTTTTTCTAATCTTCAATACGGACAACAAGTCCCTCCCGGCTTCCAAAATAAATTTGTTTCCTAATGGCACAAGACGACAGCAAATATACAAAGCCAGGATTACGCGAAAGTATTAAAGATCGTGTAATGGCCGGTTCCAAGGGCGGCAAGCCGGGCCAGTGGAGTGCACGCAAGGCTCAACTTGTGGCACAGCAATACGAAAAAGCTGGTGGTGGATATAAGGGTGGCAAAGGAGAAAAACAAAAAGACTTGGAGAAGTGGGGAAAAGAAAAGTGGATGACCAAAGATGAATATGAGAAGCGCGGTAAAGCTAAAGCCGCAGCCAAGAAATACAAGGACTCCAAATAATGGAACTCTTTCAAAAATTTTTAAATGCATATAAAAAAGCAGATAAATCTTTGGGAGGGTTTCTTCCTGGTGGTGGAACAGGAAACCCGTTAAGCAACACAGTTAAATCTATAAGTCCTGCAGATTTTATTGGACTGTACGGACCAAATATATTAAATAGGACTTATAGAAAAGTAGGAGAAGCTATTAAACCAATGGTTGCATCTGCTAATGAAGCAGTAACCATGAAGCAACTGCCTGCCTTGATGGATGCAGCTTCAAGACGTATGACAGACGCAGGTTTTCCAGGTACATGGAGTCCTTTCGTTTCAGGAAAAGAAATAGGAGAAGTAAAACAAGGAAGATATGGCACTAAGGTAGATCTTACTGGCAAAGGCTTTGCAGATTTAGTCGGCGGTCCTGTTTTTATGAATGTTAGTCCATTATTCGGCGTTGACGTACCAACTGTTTTTATCACAACTAAAACACCTGGCTGGGCAATTGCACATGAACTTGGACATGCTGTTGATGCAATTAAACGTCCATATGATTACGCATTGCCGAAGGGATTTGACATTGAAAATCAAAAAGTAATGCAACAGATAGGAAATAGGGAAATGTTAAGAGTCTCCAGTCCAGGTGCAATGGTAACTGGTTTTGGGTCTTTAAAAAATGATGATAGCTCTTTATTGGGTGCAGGTATTGAAGGGGCGTTAAGCGGAATTGGAGCTAATCAACAAATACTACGAAAAGAAATAATGGCTGATCGTTTTGGGATGCCCATCGCAAAAGAAGCAGGGGTACCCTGGGACACAAAACAAAATATCCTTGCTAAGGGAAGTTACGTTTTGGGAGCTACTGCACCAGGATTTACACAAGGTGTTATAAGTGAGTTACTTAACAGGGGTGTTAATACATTGACTGACTTGGCAGGAACAGCTGCAAGAGCTTTTCAAGGAAATAAGTTAAGCAAAACAGAAAAAGCTTTGACACAATATGGGTACGATCCTTCGCAGTACAAATTATCAATACAAGGTAACGAAACAAAATTAAGCGGTCGAAATGCAGCAGAAAAAACGTTATACAACTACATTCAAGGGTTACGTTAACAATGGCAGACAAGGCGATACAAAAGGGATACACCAAGCGTTACCTACCAGAGAGTGCCTGGGCTTCACTGTCAAAAGAAGAACGTGCGGAGACAGATCAAAAGAAACGTGCCGCTAGTCGAGAAGGTAAACAGTTTGTTTCTAATA